GGGTCTGTTGAGACCGGCTCCCCTTCGAGGGGAAGTGGTGACGCGAGCGGCATTGTCATCGAGGTAAAACTTGATGGCCTGCCGGTAGCCACGTATTCGTTCGAATCGTGGCATGACCTGAACCTATTTCTCGTCAGCATGGTTAAATCTATGCCGCCGAGCGTTGTTGGGTTCAGACTCGTTAAGGGTGTTCAAGTATCAGAGTTGTAGTCTTTCGATTCTCCTCTTTTATAACCCATGGAGTCATATCACATGTTTGAAACATATGATACCGCCGATGCTTTAGTAGCTGGCGATCAGAGCCTCGAGTTTGTCGGGCCATGTCCCGAACTGGTCGGTCCACTCCCAATCTGGCAGCTTGATGATATTTCTTATGTCAAGTTTCGCCAGAACGAGTTCTCGCGTCTAACCAGCGTGAGTCGCCAAGCATTTCCAGGTGCGTTGTTACAGCATCTGGGCGTGCCGGTTTTCACTCGTAAGAAGGACCTAGTCGATAAGACGAAGGCCGCTCGTAGGTTCAAGGTCAAGTCGTCTGCAACAGACGACGCGATCAAGCTCATCCTTCAGGGCCTGGAAAGCCCACGTGCCGAAGAAGTGTGGAATCTGTACTCCTCCGGGAGGCATGATGAACTCACTCAGCTCGAATTCGACGCCGGAGATTACCCCGATGTCGGAGCCGCACGTCGTGCTTACATCGCAACAGAACTCCTGTCGAAGGCCGAATTTTTATCTACGACCTTTAATCGATCGGATGTTGCCCTCACGAAATTCAAAAATAGTGAGGAGAGATGTAAGTCTATCAATTGTGACTTCGCTGACCTTGGGCGTTGCGCCGGTTTTACTGGCGCTAACGTGTGGCTGCTTGACGCAGTTACGCGGAAAATCGCTCGAGTATTGGGGTCCTTTGATATGGAGGAATTGCTTGAGTCGTGTTCGTGGGGTCCGGGTGCTACCGCTTCACTGCGGGGCGACCTAACTGGACCTGTGAACAAGTTCCGGAATGAATCCGGAATGACCTCAAGTTGTTACACCTTGTTTAACTCTGTATTCAGTCGGGCCTATCCTCTCTGGGATAGATACCTAGCCGAGTCAAAGCCGAAAGGTGATGGTTCGGAGGGTAATTGCCTTCCTTTCAGTATTGAGAAGGGAAACAGGGTTATTACGGTGCCGAAAAACTCTAAGACCGACAGAGTCATTGCTGCTGAGCCTGGGATCAACCTTTGGTTCCAATTAGGTATTGGCAGGATGATTGGTCGTAGATTATATAGGCACTTGGGCATTGATCTCGAGCATCAAGATCGGAACCAACTTCTGGCGTATTACGCTGCCAGATCCGGAAAGTTAGCTACGGTTGACTTTTCCGCGGCATCCGACACAATTGCAAAGCAACTGGTCATTCACCTACTTGACTCGGGTTGTATTCCGGGCCGGCAGGCTACGTGGCTGGATGTAATGCTTGCTACGAGGTCAGTGTACGGCGAGCTGCCCGATGGGACTTCTTGTCTTTACGAAAAGTTCAGTTCCATGGGAAACGGGTATACTTTTCCTCTGCAATCCCTGATTTTCGCCACTGCAGCGATTTCTTGCTGTGAATATGTCTCGCAAGAGACTGGCGTTAGGGTTGAGGACGAGTACGTAGGCGTCTTCGGTGACGATGTTGTCATACCGATTGAAGCCTATCAGCTCTTCTCTGAGTTTTGCTCCTTCCTAGGATTCTCGTTTAACAGCAAGAAATCTTTTGCTGTCGGGAAGTTCCGCGAATCATGCGGGGCGCATTATCTCGGGGGCGTCGATCTTAAACCTCTCTATATTAAGAAGAGGCTCACAGATGTTCACTCTGTTTTTAGACTGGCTAATGGCATTCGGCGGTTGGCCTCTCGCAATATGTACTATGGTTGCGATGCTGGCTTTTTGCCGGCCTGGCGTTACACTGTCAGGCTGGTACCGTCGGAACTCCGATTCCGTATCCCCGAAGGGTACGGAGACGGAGGCTTCGTTAGTAATTTCGACGAAGCCGCGCCCTACACAGTCCGAAACCGATACTGGGTCGAAGGATTTCTGACGCTTTTCGCGTCCCTTAGACCCGTAAAGGTACCCGCTGATGATGAAGCACTTGCTCTCGCTAGACTCCATAAGAGTCGTACAGCGTTCTCAGGTGCTTCCTCTCATCATGGTAGCGAAGATGACATCGCTATCGGTAATTCTGATAGTCGACGACGCGCCACACAACTCCGAGTTTCGGAGCTCTGTGTACGTAGGTGGAATGACGTTGGGCCTTGGCTGTAGTTGAGGTCCTTTCTATCCCTGTAAATCAGGTAGCGGTGCTAGCCTGCAGGGTGGTGTGAGGGTATACTTCACGTTAAAAATGGTGAAAAGCGCGATGCTTT